CAATATATTGATTTTCGTTAAATTTATAATCAATAATGTTTTTCATTCAATTTCCTCTAATTCATAATATTCCATTACTTCATTTGTTTGAGATTTTGCAATTGCTTCTGCCTTATCCCAATCAGCTTTGTCTAATTCAAACTCTATTATTTTATCTATTCTAACATTTTCGACATCTGGCCAGCCAAGACTCTTAAGTGCGTATGTTACTGTTTGACCCGCATTATCTAAAATACCTCTACGAATACATATCATAGCTTTATATCTCATGGCATTGTAAATAAGGCTCTTACGCCGCTGTCTTTATCTGTAGGCTGTCTAGCAAATACTACCCATTTATATGCAAACATCGTTTCTCTTGTGGTACAGAATTCTCTGAAAGATGTGCCTGTTGTATATACATCATCAACTACTAGCCATGGGTGTTTCGGTTCCCACTCAGAATATTTTTGAAGAGCATTTTGTAATTTAACACCACCACGAGGAATACCAACAACCTTGGAAAATGGCTCTTTTTGATAGTCCATAATCATTGATGCTAAACAATCCCATTCTTTATCAGATATAGCATCCATTTCTATTTTCCATTCCATGGGAATACCAGCGTGAGAAGTAAATTTTTGTCTTTGAAATAAATCCATTATTTGCTCATTCCTTGAGGATCATATTGTTCACCATTATAAGCTGGATATTGATCATCCTCAACTCCAGAATTACAGCCGACTACTACTATCGCTAAAAATATACAAGAGACAATAGTACCTTTTTTCATCCAATACATAAAGCCATCAAATGCTTGTTCAGCTTGTTGTTGTGCTGCGTCTTTTATTTCTTTACTCATTTAGTGTCCACCTTCTGAGTATATTACGGGTATGGCAAGAAAAATCATACCAAATATCATTGCGATCAACATAATGACCGGCATCTGTGATAACAAAGGTTTGTGAAAATCAAAGAGCCTGATATATTCGTGGACTCTATATGCTACTACTTTATTTTTTAGTTTTTTCATATTGTATCTGTCTCCTCCCATGTTCTAATAAAAAAACTACTACCTAGTTTATCAATCTCTGATTGAGGATAACCCTCGGAAACTAACCATTGAGTCATACTAAAATCATCTTTTAATAGATAATAATCTTCATGCACAGGCTTGGGAAACCCATATTTCCATCCACTGGGCGGGTCAATCATTAGTGTCATTTGTTTAATCCGAAGCAAGGTAATATATTCATATTACAATACATTGCGTAATCTTCAAGTCCTACCATTAACATAAGCATAATGACAGGTAATCCTACTATCATAAAAGCAAGAATGAGAAATGCCCAGCCTAAACCTTTTGTAGTACAATAGTTATGTTCTTCACTCATTAATCTTCCTGTCTATAAAAAATATGGGCTCCCATCTGAGCAATCTTTGTAAAAGCCTTTGCCCAGCTAGGATTTACATATGTTGCATGATAGTGAGTTGATCCTTCAGTAATACCTCTCCATTGACTAGTCACGTACATTGTAACAGCGTGATTAACAGAGCGTTCCCATGCTTCAGCATTTTGTGGCTCATCGGCTTTACCGTCACAATACCAACTAAATTGGCATTTATTTAATAAAGGCTCACCCCTATCGTTTAAATAAGATTGGTGTACAACCTCACATGGAGTGTTTGGATATTTTTCATGTTTAACTCTATTTAATACAACATCGGTAACAGCCATGGCATCTATCAGAGATGACGCCATGGTTTCATAGTATATATTTGTAGCTAAGCATTGTACCTGCCTAGCTTCTTCTTCTTGCGCTACTCGAATAGCTTCTTGTTCAATTGCTAATTCATTAGCCATTTCTTCGGCAAGTAATTGTACTTCCTCTTTTTTCTCAGTAGCTACTTTTGTACCTTCATAAGCAGCATAACCGATAATACCGCAAACCACGGCATTACCTAACATTATTGCTATATGTTTAAGTTTCATTTAGTTTCCTGATTTATTATTATATACGTATTATATTACGTTTTATTTAAAATGTAAACCTTTATTTTATAAAAGGCCATTCTTTTTTACCATTAAGATTTTCAATCCTTCGTTTTAAAAAACTAATAGTAGTATGAATATGTCCGCAGTCATGTGGTTCAAGAAGAGTTTCATAATAATAAATTTCTTCTTGCAACATTTGTATACGAACATTTTCAGAATTTTTCATATGTAATTCGTCATAATATGATTCTAATCCCATTATGACACCTCTTTAAATTTAAGAGTGTATTGTTGATTAGGTAGTCCAGATATATCTTTATGTCCAAGGGACCAATTTTCTGCAGCATCTTCTACATAGCGAAGAGAATTATTGGGAAAAGTTTCTTCAAAATATTTAATTCCATCATCTGTAAAATATTTAATGTAAGCATGTTCTTCTTTATAGTTAAAATGTATTTCACAATAGTCATTTCCATTATCGGAATAATAAGTCGAAAGTTTTTTACCCATTTTTTATTCTCCCTGAATTAAATCCTCTGCAAGAGGAAAGATTTTACTAATAGCCTTACCACACTCTCGAGCAAGTTCCATATGCTCTTTTTGAGTACCATTACCACTTCTCAATTCAATATAATGAATCCATGATCTAAGAGTTCCGTTAGCATATAAGCGAGATAAAGTTAAACCTTCGGGTAAAACCTTACGAGCCTGTTCTTTTGCAATGCCATTATCGATTGCCCAATCATAAGCCATCTTAGATGTTTCTATGACAGCCATTTGCTTATTCCACCATTCATTTTGCAGGCTATCATCTTCAGTCTCAATACTGTTTTGTCTATTTTTAGTGTCTTGAAGTCTTGCTTCAGACAATACAAAAGTTTCATCCATGTCACTTGGGTTAGCATACCGTTGACTAAATTCTTGGAATGAAAATGATCTATGTCTCAAAAGCTGTCTAGCAATGTCTCGAGTAGTTTCAATTTCCATAGTGGCTGAAGCCATTTCAAGAGGAGACCAATGTTTATGCTTAATCAGATATTTAATAAGCTTTTCACTGGTTGCACTATTAATTTGATTTGTAGGATTTGACACTCTTGCACAAAAAGCAATAAGATCTTGAACATCACCAATTTCTGGCATATCATAAACTTGTGTGTATCCTATCAATTTGGCTTTCATTACTTATATTCTCCAGTATCATATTCAACAAAATCTTCTTCGTACATTTCTTCCCAATCTGTTGGGATCATAATATTATGATTAATTCGTTTAATAGCTTTTGTTAGTTTTTTACTTTGAGGCATATCTTCTTCGATTTGCATAAGAGTCCTATGAACTAGCGCAAATGCTTCGTCATCACTAATTTCAATTTTCATTATTGTGCGTCCTTCATTATAAAAGTTCCTTTTCGTGAATTCAAGTAGTTTTTACCAGACACCTTTTGTCTAATAAAACGCTTATTTGTTTCTTCTTTATTTGGATTTTCAACTGTAAATACTACATCTTTACCTTGTGCTAAAGCTTTCATTTGATTCATAAACCTATCTCCTGAAGACATATAGTCTCTCCTCATGGCTTTACGAATTGATTTACTCACAGTACTGTGAATACCCTGTGATGTTTCTTTACCCATTATTTATCTCCAATTAAGTTGCTATATTTTTTTAGTTTTTCTCTTTTGGCTGTAGATGCTTCTAAAATGTTATCACTAGAAATATTAAAATAATCACCTAATAAATCTAACATACATTGAACATCACCCATTTCATTTATAAGATTTTTTTTATGCTCGTCACTCATACCAAACCGTAAAATTTTCATACATTCTTTAGTTAGTTCAGCGCATTCTTCACTTGCTACAACAAGACATTCTGCTTCTGTTTGTTTCATAATTTAAATCCAGCAAAATTAGTATTGGCTAATCTTTCACCAGTTGCTGTTTTATCAAAGACTGGGGTATCATCAATTAAATTTTGCTGAGAGTCTTCAGCGTCATATAGTCTCATTTTAGATCGATCAACGCCAATAACAAACCGCTTTTTGTATGTTGGATCGTTGTATCTATTCTTTAATTGTTTCAAAGCAATTTGACCCATTTGCTCAAGTTCTTCAGTAGATATAAGAGCAAACATTAAATCTGCCGTAGCGGGTAATCCAAAAGACTCGGACGTATCTTCAAGCCCAACATCTGAGTTACCATAACCACTACGCGTCGTTTGCGTTGCAGATACGATCGGGACATTGAATTCAACTGCCAATCCACGAAACTCTTCTGCAATTGCTTTAATATAATTATATGAATTGATAGCACCACCCATACCTTTCATTCTAGCTGAAGCACAAATATTTAAATAATCAATGTAGATAATATCTGGTATAAATGACTTTTTAAGTTTTAGTTCACTTAGCAGCGCCCTCATATGACCGACATTAGCTGAACCAGTTGGATATTCTTTTACAATTAGTTTACCATTAGTTTTTGTTGAAAGATTATAAACCTTTTCAGCAAACATAGATTTGCTTAAATCGGTTAATTGATCAATCTGAATGTTAAGAAGATTTGCATCAATACGTTCAGCAATTCTTTCTTCAGCCATTTCTGCAGTAATATATAAAACATTCCTACCATCAGTAAGATTAGCAGCAGCAAAGTGACACATTGCCAATGACTTACCAACACCAGTTCCAGCTAAAATAATATTTAGTGTTTTACGAGGTAAGCCACCCTTTGTAATATCATTAAGTAATTCAATATCAAAGGGAACACGTTCTTCATCACGATGATAAAACTCGTAACGTTCTTCAAATGCTTCAAGATAATCATGGCCCACATTAGTATCAAATGATACACCAAGTGCTTTAGTTAGAATATCAGGAAGAGCATTTTTAGATAGCGTTTGATGTTTACCATCAATAATACTAATTGATTCCATGACAGCATTAAATAAGGCTCGATCTTGACACCATTTTTCAGTAGCATCAAGTAGCCATTCTTCATCACTTTGCTCTTTTGTAAATAGTTCAGGAATAATTTCTATTGCTTGGCGATAATTATCATCACTAAAATTATCGGCTGAATCAATCTCAATTTTAAATGATTCAGCAGAAGGCAATTTATTATACTTAGCAACAAATTTTCCAGATTGTTTAAAAAGCTCTTTGTAAATGCCTTCAAAATATTCTGCCTTAATAAAAGGCAGAACTTTTCTCATATATATTTCATTAGTTAGAATATTTTTAAGAACAACTTGTTCTATATTTGTATTCACTATTTTACCTCATTAATATGTAGATCGCTGGCTTTATTTTCTATAGCATCTTCAATAATAGAAATCAAAACATCGCCGGCATGTTTTTGTAATTCTTCATTTTCTGAATTTAATGTTTCATCTGGACTAGTTTCAACATGAAAGTCAAACGTCATTTGTTCACCATCTTCCATGCGAATAGTGCCATATTGTATAACACTTTCTATAAAATCTCCAGTTAAAAATCTAATTTGCCAATCATCGTTATCTCCTGGAATAAATTCATAATCTTTATTTTCTATATATTGCATTACGACTCCATTTCTAGAATTTCATCCATATCAATTTCTGATTTATATCCAATTGTAAATTGATTTTTTACAAATTCTTTAAAGTTAGTATTAGCAAAAATAGGATCCCAAAATTCTTTTTCAAGAGTACCAGATTGTCTAACCTTTTTATCAGAAATTTCGCCAGTATCCATATTAACCGATGCATACCAACCATTAGATGGTTTAACTACATAGCCACCCGCCATGGCAACATCCAATAGACCAGAATATGTTTCAACACCACCTTCCCATGATACTGAAATAGGAATTTTAGACTTTTCTTTTACAAATCTAGATTTTTCAACATTAATAACAAAATCATAACCCGTAACTTCAGTTCCAGTTTTATTTTGCCTACGACCAAGAATCCAAATATTATTAGCACTATAATAGATACCAGTACCACCAGAAACTATTGCTTTTGGAAACAATCCGATTTCTTGATATGTGTGATTGACCGCTAACATGATAATATTTTTCATAGCTAGATATGGAGTAGTCATACGAAATAACGATTTAAGTTGTTTGGCTCTTGACATATCTGCTACAGACTTTTCGTTTTGAGCATCTTCAAGTTCTTTCTTTGATGCAAGGTTACCAATTGAATCAATAACAACAATAACATCATCTTTAGCATCAAGGCCTTCAAGTTGATTGACAAGATCAAATTTAAGTTCTTCTACATTTGTAATTGGTGTATGAAGAACACGTGATGGATCAATGCCAAATTGTTCAAAGTATGCTTGAGGTGAACCAAACTCACTGTCATAAAATAGCATGACAGCATCTTTCTTTTCTCGCAAATATGCACCGGCCATCAAAAGCGCAAAAGAAGTTTTAAAATGTTTAGATGGGCCAGCTAATACAGTAAGGCCAGGTGACATACCGCCATCAACTGAACCAGATAAAGCAACATTAACCATTGGTACATCAGTAGCAATAAGTTCTTTTGTATTAAAAAATTTAGACTCAGAAAGAACTTCTGTTGCTTTAAGTTTAGAATTCTTTTTGAGTTTATCCATAATGGACGCCATGTATATCTCCTTTGATTATTAGACTATTATATCATATAATGTCGATAAAGTAAATAAGTTATTTGTTAAATGAGATATTTTGTTTAAGCTCCCTTTTATCTTTTGTATATTTAGATCTAATTTTATTATTTGATTTAATTACTTCATCTAATAAAGAAAACGATATTGCATAATCTAAAAACGCTGAAGTGTCTTTTGGAAAACAAGCTCCACCAAAACCCATTTTGCCATCAAATCC